TATAAGGGTATGGATGCTCAAGATGGAATTAATAAAGAGTTATTTAAAAACTATCATACAGTATTAAGTGGTCACTATCATACTAAGTCTCAAAAAGATAATATCATTTATGTTGGAACTCCAATGGAAATAACTTGGCAGGACTATAATGACTCCAAGGGATTTTATGTTTTTGATGATCAGACGATGGAACTCGAATTTATCAAGAACCCATATACTATATTTGCAAAGATATCTTATGATGATAGCGAACCATTAAATTGGGAGATGCAGCATATAGACCCCAAAGACTACTCGCAAAAATTTGTAAAGATGTTAGTTCTCAAAAAGAACGACCATTATAAATTTGACATATTAGTTAATTCCCTGTATAATAATGGGATCTATGAGTTAAAAATTATAGAAGATTTCTCAGAGTTTGAAAGTGGTGAAGTCGAAGAAAGCATTGACTTGGAAGATACTCTAGATGTTTTGGATAGTTATATAGATTCTATTGAAACTGATTCTGATAAAGGTAAGATAAAATCTTTCATGCGTGAACTTTATCTAGAAGCTTCTAATACGGAGATAGTATGAAAAAGTATATACATGTGAATCAACATAAGATTAGAGCAAATAAAAAACACGGAACAGATGAACCAGTTATTACTATCAAAGAAGGAAGAAAAAACACTTATTGCCACGAGGTCAAAATTCTAGGATCCTCCACAGTTCGATATGGTGGAAACGATAAGCCGATATTATCCTGCGGTGCTCGAGTAGTTATTGAAACTGAATCAGATATCGAAATTATTAAATGATAGTATTTAAAAAGGCTAGTTGGAAGAATTTTCTCTCAACAGGAAATTCTCCAAACGAAATCGATTTATCTTCATATTCCACCACTTTAGTTGTAGGTAAAAATGGTGAGGGTAAGTCTACTATGCTGGACGCTATTTGTTTTGCGCTTTTCGGTAGACCCTTTAGAGATATTAAAAAGGTGCAGCTTGTAAACAGCATTAATCAAAAGAAAACTGTAGTTACTGTTGAGTTTTCTATTGGTGGTGTAGAGTACAAAGTAGTTCGTGGAATTAAACCAAACATCTTTGAGATCTATCAGAACAATCAATTATTACAACAAGACGCAGCACTAAAAGACTATCAGCTTCTTCTTGAACAACAGATCCTCGAACTAAACTATAAGACATTTACCCAAGTTGTTATCTTAGGTAGTGCTTCCTTTGTTCCATTTATGCAACTTTCTCCACATATCAGGAGAGAAGTTATTGAGGATATTCTAGACATAAGAATCTTTTCTGTAATGAATCAGTTGCTGAAGGAAAGATCTCTAAAAACAAAAGATGAATTGAATAGAATAGAAAAAGAACTTGCTGTTGCAAAGAGTAAAGTAGAGTCTCAACAACAAATACTTAAAACAGTTCTAGATAATAAGGAACAAAACGTTCAAACTATTGATAAGAAAATATCAGAAACTAGAACAGAGATAGAAACTTTAACTACCTCAGTAGTAAAACTGAGTGAAGAAATAAAAACTTTACAGGATAGAATAGTTGATAGCAATACAGTTTCTACTAATATAGATCAAGCTAAAACACTTATTACCAAAAAGTCCCATAAAACAAAAGACATCATAGAAACATTATCTTTCTTTGAGGTAAATGATACTTGCCCAAGTTGTGCTCAAAATATTCCACACGAGCATAAAAATTCTATGGTGGAAAAACTTAAAGATGATCAGGAAAAAAACAACTCTGCTTTAAAATCTCTGGAAACTGCTCTAGATAAATTGAACAGCAGAGTACAAGAGATAGATAGAATCCAATCAGAAGTTACTTCCAAGAACTTAGAGATATCTGGTTTCAATAGTAGTATCTCTACTTTGAATAAGATGATCTCTGATTTAATGCAAGATAAGGAAGATGAGAAAACCAATACAGAAGATCTAGATGCTGAAAAAGACAGACTTAAAGTTTTAGCTCAAGAAGCCATGCAACTTATTGATGTGAAAACTGGTATAGCTGAGAAGAGAAGTTTACAGGATATTGCTTCAGTTTTATTGAGAGATACTGGAATTAAAACCAGAATTATTAAAGAATATCTTCCAATAATGAATAGGTTGATTAACAAATATTTGACAGCAATGGACTTCTATGTTCATTTCGAGTTGGACGAAAGTTTTAACGAAGTTATAAAGTCTAGATATCGAGACGAGTTTACATATGCATCGTTCAGTGAAGGCGAGAAGATGCGTATAGATATCTCTATTCTATTCACGTGGAGACAGATCGCTAAAATGAAAAACTCTGTCAATACAAACCTATTAATACTTGATGAGATCTTTGATTCCTCTCTGGACTCATCTGGAACGGATTATTTCCTTACTGTTATGAATACTTTGAGTGAAAATAACAATGTATTTGTAATAAGCCACAAGGGAGATCAGCTAGTGGATAAGTTCCAAAACGTCATAAAGTTTGAAAAACGCAACGATTTTTCCATAATAGTTAAGAACTAGCCTCGTAAGTCCTTGATTTATAAGGCAAATTAAAAACTTTACTTTAATTCGGTTATTTGGTATAATTATACTATATTGTTATAGGATTATATTATGGATCATATTGAAAAACTTGCTAATTTGCTTGCTACTGAGAACCTGACAGTAAATAGAGGAGCTGTTAAAACAGCTCAGTTCGACGTTAAAGATCGTGTTCTAACTATTCCGCAATGGAAAGATATGTCTGACCAGCTAGAAACTATGTTGGTTGGTCACGAAATCGGTCATGCGCTTTATACTTCTCTTGAAATGTTGCAAAATATAGACGGCAACAAAACATTACACTCATATGTAAATGTAGTCGAAGATGCTAGAATTGAAAGGTTTGTGAAAAAACTATATCCTGGTCTCAGAAAATACTTTATATCAGGCTACAAAGAATTACAACAAAGAGATATCTTTGGCATAAAAGAAAAAGATGTCAACGAACTCAATCTCATTGACAGAATTAATATCTACTTTAAATTGGGTATCTTGTCTGGTATCAAATTTAGCAAACAAGAACTTCCATTTATATCTAAAGTAGAAAGAGCTGATACGGAAGAACAAGTTATTGCTGTTGCAAAAGAACTTTACGAATTAGCTAAAGAGACAGACCAGAAACAGAAACAAACACTAGCACAAAATTCTGATACAGATGAAGATGATGGCGATGAAGAGTATGGTGATTTTGATGCTCAGCCAAATTATTCTGACGATTCAGATGAATCAGAAAATGAGTCAGAAGAATCTTCAGAGGATGAGAACTCTAATGAAGAAGAATCTTATAACAAATCCTTCAACAAAGATGCTGGTGATCCAGACAGTGATGCTGATCTAGAACCAATAACTCAAAAGAATCTACAAAAAAATATTGAAGAGATGGCTGATTCTTCTTACGAGCATGCAACATATCAAATAGAAACGAATCTAGATCCTGAGATAGTAGTTGGATACAAACAGATTCTAAAAGAGACTGCTGTTATTGATACCTTTCCATATACAGATTACGAATTGCGAAATTCATTCGACAAGTTTATTTCTGATTCTGAAAAAGCTGTAAGCTACCTTGTAAAACAATTTGAGATGAAAAAGTCTGCTGACCTGTACAAAAGATCAAACGTTGCAAAATCGGGATCTTTGGATATGAAGAAAATCTATGGGTATAAACTTAACGAAGATCTCTTCAGAAGAGTCAGTAGAGTGAAGGAAGGTAAGAATCACGGAATGTTGTTTATGCTTGATTGGTCAGGTTCAATGATGGGAAATATACATGACACAGTTAAACAGCTCATTCCTCTTGCTATGTTCTGCCGCAGAACTCAGATACCTTTTAAAGTGTTTGCGTTTTCTAATGGGTATAGAACTGATGAATATGAAAATAAGTATCATCCAATTACACAGCATATTGAAAAAGATGAATCATACTTTGAAAAAATAAAATCTAGAAAAGTTCCATTCTTAAAGTCTTTTAGACTGTTAGAATTTATGACAGACAAAATGTCTAATGTTGAGTTTATGGACATGTGTAGAAGAATGTACAGAACAACAAAACTTTCTTCTCTCTACAATTATAAACTATTTGGAACTCCACTCAATCAATCACTACAATACATGTTGGAGTATATTCCTTACTTCAAACGAGTTTCAAATGTTCAGAAACTAACATTGATAACACTTACCGACGGAGATAGTCAATGCATTTTTGACCAGCTTCCAAGATGGTCTACAGAAGATTCAAAACGAGAAATAAAAAATTTCGTATATGATCCACAGACCAATACCAAATACGAAGTTTCTAAATCTTTTGTCAACAGAAGTTCTTCTAGAGAAACAAACATTCTGTTGAACATGATTAAGAATCGCTATGGTGTAAATTCTATTGGTTTCTATCTCTGCAAACCAACAACAAGGAATCTGACTGATGCTTTATATTCTAACTCTTTAAAATATGATGCATGGTATGGAACTGAAATTGAGACTGCTGTCTTACAGGCTAAAAAAGACATACGAGCCAATGGAGTCTATAGTATGAAAGGTCTTTCAAGAGATAAATTGTTCGTAGTCCCACAAGATAAATTGCAAATACAGCAAGAAACATTAGAAGTAGATCGCAATATGACCCCTGCTAGACTTGCAAAACAATTCAATAAATTCCTGAGTAAAAACAAGCATTCCAGGGTCTTATTAGACGAATTTGTAAATGTAATAGCGTAAGTTGTTGTTTTATATGGCGAAAAAAGCTTTACTTTAATTCGTATTCGTGGTATAATTATACTTGTAAATTGTTTATTTTATTATGGAGAATGTGATGGCTGAAGTTACTGAAAAGATGTTTGAAGATAAGCTTGTTGAACTGTTTCCTGATATTGCTACTACTAATACAGTTTCTAGACAGCAAATACTTGAAGCAATGACTGCTCTAAAAACTAAAAAATATCCATACTGGATTGTAAAAAACAAAATTGGTAGAGGATTGTATTCTATTAATGGCGGAGCGAAGAATCCTGTTGTTGGAAATACTGTACTAAAATCAATACAAGCAGAAGAAAGTTTTGTAGTGGATTATTCTAACGTTTCGTCTTTGATCCCAAAAAGAGATAAAGACTTTGTTCCATTTGGAAACTTTAAAGATCTGGAGAACATCATTTCTTCTGGAATGTTCTACCCAACATATATTAGTGGACCAACAGGTAACGGTAAGTCTACCATGGTTGAGCAGATCTGCGCTAAACTCAAACGAGCATTGATCCGAGTAAACCTGAATATGATGGCTGACGAAGAGCAGCTCATTGGTTCTAAAACTTTGGTTGATGGTAATGTTAAGATTGTTGAAGGTCCAGTTCTAATTGCTATGCGTACTGGTACAACACTACTGCTTGACGAGATTGATGCTGGTGCGCCAAATACTTTGTTGTGCTTGCAACCAATTCTTGAGGGCAAACCATATTACTTTAAACTCAAGAATGAAATGATTGTTCCTGCTGCTGGTTTTAATATAATTGCAACTGCTAATACCAAAGGTAAGGGATCAGACGATGGTCGTTATATTGGAACCAATGTTCTGAACGAAGCATTCTTGGAAAGATTCGCTGTTACTTTTGAGCAGGAATATCCTGATGCAAGAACAGAAGAAAAAATTGTGTTAAATTTAATGAACACGTATAATTGTACTGATAATATGTTTGCAAAAGATCTGGTCAAATGGGCGAACACTATCAGAAAAACTTTTGATGATGGAGGTATCGATGAGACCATAACTACCAGAAGGATAATTCATATTATCCGTGCTTTCTCTATCTTCAAAGATCAGACGAAAGCGATTGAGCTTTGCTGTAACAGATTCGATGCAGTTACTAAATCTGCGTTTATCGATTTGTTTGAGAAAGTAGGTTTGGAACCTGATGCTGTAGAAGAAGTTCCAAACACTGAAGAAGTTGCAAATGAAATTAGTTTTTAATTATAGTTTATAGTATAGTATTATTTTTTATTGGAGAATATTATGTTGACTTATCAAGATTTGAGTGCTTCGCAGAAAAAGTGTATTGATACTTTTATTCAATACTACCCAGAGATGAAAACTGCTACAGAGATTACATCAAAGCAGATACGATCTATGTGTCAAGAAATTTACAAGAAAAGATCTAGCGGTGCACCAGTTATTGCATTTCCAAATTGGTTAGCTAAACACAATCAATTACGCAGAGGAGTTCATGCCTTTCCATCTCCTCTTGGAAATAAAACTGAGAAACAATTGTTGAATGATGAGAAGAAATCTTTGGAGAAGCTTATTAATACACTAGAGCCACAAAACAAAGATGATTCAGATAAACAGTTTCTAGCTGAGTTGCGTGCCAACGGTATTACCGTGTAACTCGGATAGTCGGATGACGGAGAGTTGCCATCCTCTCTGTCATCTTTTTTTCTTTAATGATGGAAGGAGATTATATGATGTCAAGAACTGCAAAACTTCTAGCGCAATTGGAAAGCGGTAAAGCTGTTACTGCTAAACAAATTAGTGGCTGGTATGGATTGAAGAATCCACATGATGCTATTTACCAGCTTCGTAATTCTGGTTTTAATATCAAAGGCAATCGTACAACGTTGTCTGATGGTACTTCAACCATGCGCTATACTCTTGCAATTAAACCTGCGAAGGCGAAACGCTAAAAGGGTGGGGGGATTTCCCCCCTCTTTTTAATTATGACAACATTAAACGAAATGATTAAAGAAGTTGAAGAAATAGGAAGAAAATTCGATGGGGGTAAACTCCAGTATGGTTTGCTTCCACCTCTCGCTCTTAAAGAAACTGTAAAGGTTTTAACTTTTGGAGCAGAAAAGTATGAACCAGATAATTGGAAATATGTTCCAGAATCTAAGCGGAGATATTTTGATGCATTACAGCGTCATTTATGGGCTTGGAAAGAGGGTGAAGTTTTAGATCCAGAATCTGGCGTTCATCATTTGGCGCATGCTATGTGCTGTTTGATGTTTTTATATGAACATGATGTAAAATATTCTATTGACGAATAATTGGAGATATTATGAAATTAAGTAAAGAAACGTTGTCACTTGTGAAGAATTTTTCTGGAATCAGTAGCAATTTGTTATTGAAGCAGGGAAATACTCTTAATACTATTTCTGCTCAGAAAAATGTTATGGCTTCCACTACGGTATCGGAAAGTTTTCCGCAAGAGTTTGGTATCTATGATCTAAACGAATTCTTGGGAGCATTGACTTTGTTTGAAGATCCAGAGCTGGACTTTCAGGATAAGTATGTCAATATTAAAGATGGAACTAATAGTATTAAGTTCTTCGCTTCTGATCCTTCAGTCTTGGTAGCTCCAACAAAAGAAATAACTTTCCCTGATCCAGAGGTTGAATTTAAACTCAGCGAAAAGGTTCTGTCAATGATTCAAAGAACTGCTTCTGTTCTTCGTTCATCAGATGTATCTATCGTTGGTGATGGGAGTAAGGTAAGTGTTGTAGTTGGAGATAAAAAGAATGCAACGGCAAACTCTTATGAGGTTGAGGTTGGAACTACAGATAAATCTTTTAAAGTAAACATGAAGGTTGAAAACCTTAAAATGCTTCCAGGAGATTATACTGTATCAGTAAGCACTAAAAAGATTTCTCGATTTAAGAGTTCTAAGGGAGACTTGGTATATTATGTAGCGATTGAAGCTGACTCTACCTTTGAATAATTTTTTGAGGAATATATTATGGATGCGCTTGATAAAACCTTTTTATGGGTCGAGAAGTACAGACCGCAAAAAATTGATGACTGTATTTTACCTGACAATCTGAAAAAAACTTTTCATGATTATATAAAGCAGGGAGAATTACCTAATTTTCTTTTTTGTGGCTCTGCAGGTGTGGGTAAAACTACTGTAGCAAAAGCTCTATGTAATGAAATAGGTGCTGAGTACCTATTCATAAATGGATCCGACGAATCAGGTATTGACGTTCTGAGGACTAAAATAAAGTCCTTTGCTTCAACGGTTTCTTTGACTCAGGCAAAGAAAGTCGTTATTCTAGACGAGGCAGACTACCTGAATGCAAATAGTACGCAACCAGCGTTACGTGGATTCATTGAAGAGTTTGCTAATAACTGTAGATTTATCCTCACCTGCAACTTTAAGAATAGGATTATAGCCCCACTCCATAGTCGGTGTTCTGTCATTGACTTTAAAATAGAAACCAATGACAAACCCAAAGTTCTTAATAACTTCTTTAAACGAGTCCTACAGATTCTAGACAATGAAACTGTAGACTATGATAAGAATGTGGTTGCAGAACTATCCTCCAAACACTTCCCTGATTACAGAAGAATTTTGAATGAATTACAGAGATATTCTGTTTCAGGTAAGATTGACTCTGGTATTTTGCTAGACCTTAGTGACGAGAGTTACAAGGAACTCATTGGGTATCTTAAGAGTAAAGACTTTGCATCTGCTAGAAAGTGGATTGGTAAAAACTCTGACGTAGATACCACTTCTTTGTATCGAACCTTATATGACAAGGCAGTTGATTACTTGGAGAAGAACAGCGTCCCACAGCTAGTTCTTATTCTATCTGAATATCAATATAAGTCTGCGTTTGTTGCTGACCATGAACTAAATAATATGGCAGCACTAACGGAGATAATGTCAAGTTGTAAATTTAAAAATGTTTGATATACTTCTATTAGCACTAGCATTTTATACAGTCTACACGTTCGGGTTTAGAGTGGGGTATCGAACACGCAACAAAGAGACTTTATCAATGCTGAGGTTTATTGCTAATGGTGGAGATGAGCAAGATGATCTTCCGCCAAATAAAATAGTGGCAAAGGTTGAAAAGCATGGAGACATGTATTATCTTTTTGATTCTGCAGATGACAGTTTCTTGGTTCAGGGTAAAGATTGGGAAGAGATAACTGAAATCACTCGCAAGAAATATTCTGGAAAAAAAGAGATAGTTGTCGAAACAGAACTAGCAAAGGAAGTGGGGCTACTATGATGTTTCTCAGCGAATATATGGACGGTAATAGATGTGCTAGAGTTTACAGAAAAGAAAATGGTACTTATACTGTAAATTTTTGGGACGCTAATATGGAAATAGATGAGTGGAAAGATTATGGTAGTGAAGCTGAATCGGACTCAATAGCAGAGGATTGGGTATTGAGGGCGAGGACTTTCTAATGAATCCATTTGACTTTTTAAATGCAATAAATCTTACAAAGAAAGATCTAATAGAGGAAGATCCTCTAAATGAAAAAGAGTATGTACCATTTATAGTAAACAGAGGGCTATCTTATTTCGCAGATACTGTTCTATATGCAAATGAAATGAATCGTCTCAACGGCATAGATAAGAAATGGCAATTTCAGTTTTTACTAAATAGTATACCAAAAAAGAAAAGATTCGGTCAGAAGTGGGCTAAAGCCACTATCGATGATTCTCTCAGGATGGTGATGGAATACTTTAATTATTCCAGTGAAAAGGCAAAAGAATCACTGAAACTTCTTACAAAAGAGCAGTTGATTATTATTGAAGAAAAACTACAAAAAGGTGGAAAAAGATCATGACCGTCGAGACCGTTTATTACGACTGGACTCCAGACTCGATGTTAGAAGTTACTCTCCCAGAACCAGACAATTTCCTGAAGGTTAGAGAAACTTTAACTAGGATCGGTATAGCGTCCAAGAAAGAACAAATTCTTTATCAATCTTGCCATATATTACATAAGCAAGGTAAGTATTTCATCGTCCATTTTAAAGAGCTATTTGCTCTTGATGGTAAAGAGTCTAATATCACAAGTAATGATATTGAGCGCAGGAATGCTATTGCAACTTTGTTAGAGGACTGGGATCTATTAAAGATTGTTACTCCAGCAAAGGCAGAAACAAAGGCATCGCTATCACAGATTAAAGTAGTTTCTTTTAAAGAGAAAGACAGTTGGCAATTAGTTCCAAAATATAATATTGGTAAGAAAACAAAATAGGAGATTATTAATGATAAAACTTGAGTTGACTATTGAGGAAGTAAATACTATTCTTCGTACACTTGGAAAGCATCCTTTCGATGAAGTTGTTACTTTGATTGGAAAAATTCGTGAACAAGGACAACCACAGGCTGAAGCACTTGCAAAAGAACAAGCCGCAGCTACACCGTCTCCAGCAGCAGAAGCAGTAGCGAATAGTTAAAAGAATTAATCGCTTTTAATTATTTTCATTAGCTGTTTTTTGGCTCAACAATATAAGTATATATGTCCGATTCTGGGCAGCAAACTTAGGAGAAAAAACCATGTGGACAAAACCTTCATATGAAGACATTCGGTTTGGCTTCGAAGTAACGATGTACATCGCTAATCGTTAATTCAAAGCAAATTCATCCCTCGGGATGGGAAACTGGTTGGTAGGTCCAGTTAAAACTACCAAAACTGACTATGCCTTCGGGGTAGTTTAATTTGAAACTCGCTTAAAAGGAGACAGATCATGTACACAACCATGACTATTGGTGCCATCCAAGGCATCAAATCTGAGTTCGTCAAGAACTTTGTTCCCAATGAAGCATTAGCAAAACCTATGCAGGATTTTATTTCTGCACAGACTACTTTTGCACATGCTGCGCTTGATACTACAAAAGAAGTAGTTAAACAGTCATATAATGAATATCTAAAATTATTTTCTAAGGGAGACAAATAATGACACTCACAAAACTTATTCCAGATAACTTTTTTAGCAGCCCATTTTTCGTTGGATTTGATGACCAGTTTAATCGGTTATCTAAATTGCACGATGACTTGACTAAAAATATTCCTAACTATCCTCCATACAATATTAAAAAAACTGACGAAAACAAATACACTATTGAAATTGCAGTAGCTGGTTTTAGTAAGTCAGAAATTGATATTGAATTTGTTGAGGACAAACTTGTCATTAAGGGTAATGCTAAAGATGATACAACTTCTGATTTTCTCTTTAAGGGTATTGCTGCAAGGGCATTTACTCGTACCTTCGCTCTCAATGATCAAGTCGAAATTAAAGATGCAGAACTAATCAACGGTATGTTAAAAATTGCATTAGAGCGCATTATTCCTGATCACAAAAAACCACGTAAGATCGAAATTAAAGCAAACGACAAAAAAGGTAAAAAAGAATTATTACTGGAGAATGAAGAAGAATGATTAAAATATTAAAAAACTTATGGTGTAAGTTTAAATGCTTTAGTATGGAAATTGGTATGGCTCGTGCATCTTCAGGACTTTCTAGACTCGGTAAAACAAAGGAAGCTAAAAATCTTCTTTTGAGTTTGGGGGGAACCTGCAGATGCAATGGTTAAAAAATCTTATTAATCGTTTTTTAAACCCAAAAGATAATGATCTTGAAAACTTTATTATGAGTAAAAAGCCTATGACTATATCAGATGTTGAACATTGGGTTAGAGTATACCAAAGTCGTAAAACTTGGTGCTAATATTTGGGGGCAGTTCTTCTGCCCCTAAATACATTTATGACTAGCAAAGTTACACTATTACCAAATGGGTTAGCCTCATTCATTCCAGTCCAAAAAGGAAATTGGGCTTTCAAAGTATCACTTATGAAAAGTAAACAAATATTAGTCGTTGCACAACATCTAATAGATAGAGATTTTACCTATGTTAAGTTTTTTACTGATGAGACTGCTGCAGCAACTTTTCTCGAAAATCTCTCGCAAGAAAAATAAAACTTTACAGTAATTCGTTTTTGTAGTATAGTTACAGTTGTTATTTCTTAATCGTATGGTGATCTTTTGTCTTCGACTTTTTACACGAACGTACATCAAAAACACAATAAAATTCTAGTTCGAGGATATGAAAACGGCAAACGTTTTCAACATACCTTTGACTATGCTCCTACCTTTTTTGTTCCCAACAAAACAATAGGTTCCACCTCAACACCATTTAAAACTCTTAATGGTGAACCAGTATATTCAATAAATCCAGGAAACATCAATGAATGCAAAGCTTTCATCTCCAGATATGAGGGAGTTGAGGGATTTGAGATATATGGAAACAACAACATTATTATACAGTATATTAGCGATAACTATCCAGATGAGATTATCTTTGATACAGATAAGATAAAGATATTTACGCTAGATATTGAAACTGCAACTGAAGAAGGATTTCCTGATGTAAAAACTGCCAATGAGGAAATCCTTCTTATCTCAATAAAAGATTTCTTCTCTAAAAAGATTATCACATTTGGTAGCAAACCTTTTGAAAACATTAGAGATGATGTTATGTATATTGAATGTAAGGATGAGATATCTTTGTTGAGAAGATTCATAGAGTTCTGGCAAAAGAACTATCCTGATATCATTACAGGTTGGAATATTTGTTTCTTTGACA